TTCCACTCATTTTTCTCGGTCGTGTATTTGGCTACCGGGATATATTTCAAGGAGCTTCTCGGAGCGACTGGCTCCGGTTCCTGCTCTGTTTCTGTTTTAACTATAACTACGGGAACTTCTACTTTCTTTTCGGGTTCGATCTCTTGGTTCGGAGTGTCGGTAATAATCTGATCATCTCCGTCCAATAAAACTGATTCCCCGCGAGCCATTGCTAGCTCCAACTGTCGCTGACGATCTTCTGGCATACTATTGGTCTTTATTTGTATTGCCGGACTGGGGCAAAAATCATTTTTACATTGATGAACAATGAGTGGATTTGGGTTGCACCACTATGCAAAGGCTACTCTGCTTTCTTTCGAGCGATATTAACTATCTTCTCGGAAGCTTCATCAAGACCCTCTATGTGAGCCACATTGGCTACATGGGTGGTCGCCCACTCTTTCGCTACGGCTTGGTAATCCTTGCCGTGTTCCTGCTCCGTAAAAACCTTCTCATGGAAAATCGGACGGTCTGTTAAGACTCCGCCGCCATAGATAGGATTCTTCAATTTTATGACTACTGGTTTCATGTTAGATGGGTGTTACTGTTGGTTCGACTACCGGATCTGGCTGTGCTGTGTCTGCCGTAGGAACGACATCATTCTCTGCTTGCGCCAGAGTTTCAACCACGGGCGTTTCTACCACAGGCGTAGGAACAACCTCATTCAAAACCACCGATACTTCGCTTACGATTTCTAACGGTGTTCCGCACGCTGGACAATTTACTGTATTCATAGTTTTATTAGTTATTTTTTCGACCTATCCGTGTTATCGAGGCCCGGATTCGCTTTCTTGACCTCTTTCGTCGGGTCTTTCATCCCGTAAGACGGATAGTTAGGCATCGTCCGTAGCTTACGGGGTTTGGATGCCGTCTTCGCTATTGCTCGGTTCTTTACGGAATGGATGTTCATTTCTTTACGGGGAATGGCGGCTTCCAATTTGCTAATGACGGTTCATCGCCTTGTTTCACGGGCTTCATAGGCTTTCTAACCTGACGAGGAGCTTTCTTAATGGCGGCTAACTTTCCTATCGCTGGCGTTATTGTCTTTAATTTGTTTTCCATTACTCAAATTATATAATATCGTTATTCGTTTTCCCCTTTTTCAAGGTTCTTATCTATCTCGACCTCGATAGACTTTGCTCGGTTATCGTAATCTCCCGCGTCGAACCAATAATTGAGTGTCCGTAAAGCATCTTTGACTCCTAGGACGTACTCTCGATCTTCCACCGTCATATGGCGTTCTTCCAATAGTTTTTTATCTATCGCCGCGATTCTATCATTCGACGCACGGATGATTTCTTTCGTATTCTTGAGTGTGGAAAAAGCCTTATCAACCTCAATTTGATTTAACGCTTCACGCCATGACTTCAAAATGTCCCTCGCGTCGGGTGCGTAGTCTTGATTCTCTAATATATCGAGCTTTTTATATACGTTCTTAGATGCCATATTTGCTTCCTAGATTATTTTTAGGCTGTTGAGGTTCTACGCCTTCTTCTTCCTTCTCATCGTCGCAATCATCGTCAACGCAATGATAATAAGAAATCTCTTTATCTCCTTGCTTGCCCGTGAATGATAACCTCCAATTATGGATGTGCGGCGACATTTGGCTTAGCTTGGATAGTTCCCGGACGAGGGGCTACTTGCTGGGGCTGACCTTGTGGTTGTCCTTGAGGTTGCCCGCCTCCTTGAGGTTGACCCTGTGCCTGCTGTTGCTTTACTCCCACCGCCATACGAGCCATATTTTCCGTGATAATCTGAACGTGTCCCTGAACGTAATCCGTGAACATCGGGAACTTATCGCCTAAGTTGTTCCGATGGCTCTTTGCAAAGTCGAGAATCTTCTGCGCAAAGGCACTCGTCGCATCCCAGCAGATCTCCGGCTTCTTTCCCTTGAGCATCATCTCGATAGCGATGTCCGCCTTTGCCATTAAATCCTTCTGATAGAAGTTATCCTTGTCCATTGCTTCCATCATCTCGGCTTCCTCGAATCCGCCGACATCCTTCAAGAGCTTTTCCACTCTCCACTTAGGGTTGATAAGAGCCGCAAGTGTCGGATCGGCTTGGACTGCCTGCAACGCGGTGTTCTTTTGTTCTTTCCGCATTGCGTCCTCTTGGTTTTGTTGTTTGGTCGAAGTGATAATGACTGACAAATCCTGTGATAGTTTCAATTCGGTCTTGCTCAACCAGTCTTTCGTCATGTAACCATTCGAGCCAAGCATATCAATCGCCATCGGTTCTCCGAGGTTGTCTTTCAAGCCTTGAATATAGCGAAGTCCGAGGTCTGACCAGCACTCCGTGTATGAGTGGCTTCGATAGTCGATTCTCTTGCTCATCTGCTGGAGTTCCGAATACACAATAGCGTTCTGCTTCTTGCTCTGCTGGGGCATATTCGTCGAAACGGCGGCGTTGTTCTGCGCGTCCTGTTCAATCCATGAAATCAAATCAATCGTTCCCTTGAGTTCGGGAGTCTGAAAGGCATAGATACCTTCTGCCACTTTTCTTGTCCCGCCGAGGGTATCCGCTGGGATTAACGCATCGGGTCGGTACTGTGCTTCGTCGAGTTTCTCGATGTTCTTGAACATATCCTTGTCGTAGGCTCTGGCGTTCAAGTTCTGCTTCTGGCGGTTCGTCATCTCTTGGTTGAACAATGTGACTACGGAATCCGCGAGCGGCCATAATATATCAGGAACGATAGCCGTAGACATGAAGTTCTTGTCGTCTTCATGCGTCGCGTAGGAAGTCCACGGATAATAGCCCGATGAATAAATATCGGTTAATCTTTCAAATCTCAACCATAGCTTCGTCCACGGGTCGAACAAAATGTACCACCGTTCTCCTTTCGCCTGAATCACCCATTCCACAAGATTGTAAATAGGTTCTCCAATGTAATCGTTCTGTTGCGGGTCTAAACCGAGAGCTTTATAACGCTTGTATTTGTCCTGCTCCTCCAGAGTCATGGCACGCTGATATTCTTCCGATGAATTACGCTCAATCATCAGATTGGCGTTCTCTCGGTCATAGATTCCCGTCGCCACGCCATCCTCAATCTGTTCCTTCGTCCTCAAGACTTCTTCCTCGCCGCAATACATGTGATTCTCCAAGATACCACCACCCGTCGGCTGGAAATGGAAGTAAGTAAAATCAGTAGCCTCTAAGAATGACTTGTACGGGTCGCCCTCGCTGAAATACTTTAAGATACCCCGTCCGTAGATAAGGGCTTGCTTACGGCTAATTCTGTCCTTGTACGCCCATCTGGCTGCGGTTCTCGATGACTGGCTCTCCACTTTCCATGCCGCGTTTATCTTCTGCACGGCGAAGTAATCCTTCGGGGTCTGTTCCTTGAATTTTATCGTTATGGGATCGTCCAGGTCGGCACAGTTACCACTCCAAACTGCCTTTTTATTCCTTCGTACAAAGATTGAATGATATGGATTAACCGTTACGTCATATACGAAGTCATCATAATCTATCTCAGTTACATTACTCCGCATAACTGCTGCATCATGCTCGCAAAAAGATATTACATAACTATCGCAACGATTGATTATTTTCATCCCTCGCTTACTTGTTCCACCTACTTGACCAACTTTCCCTCGTGTGCGTATCGTTCCAACTCCTCCAACTTTGAAAATAAGCTCTTGGACATCATCAGCTAATTGCTTCGATGAGGTATAAAATGTCACAAATCCACCTTTCTTTCTCTTATTGCCGTCACCTTTCCGATAATCTTCCAAGAAAGAAGTTATTAAATCAGACGGCAACTGCTTAATCTCGTTAGGAACTTTCTTAATATGTGCGCAATGATTCGTCCCGCATACATCGCAATTCCCATTAAGATAGCAAGTATTTAATAAGTCAAAATAGAGCGACTTGTTATAAACCCTGAAACCATCTTCTGACTCCACGAATTTATAAGGCATCAGCGACAAGATGCTTTTAATCTCCTCGTATTTTACAAGGTTAGCAGTCTTTGATTGGCTTATAGTAATGCGATGCTCGTTGCCGATTTTATAAATACTTCCTTCAGCAATAAACCAGCCCAAAAATTTAACCCATAAACCCATTGAAACTTTAACCTCCTTATCTTGTACCGTCTTTTTTTTCACTGGCGCAATGATATGAAACTTCTTATCGCTTCCCTGCCAATCAAAGGTTGCGGGCAACATAAATACTGAATTACCTTTAAGATTCTTTAAGATTGTTTCAACGCTCTTGTAATTGAGCTTTTTCTGTTTATCGGCGGAATGATAAGTGAAAAGACGATGATCTGGTGTGACTACTAAGTCAACTTTTTTAGAGAAGATTTTATACATCTTCCCTTTATGGAACTTCTTGATTATCGCATCAGGCTTTACGAATACCGTCTTTCTCGTCTTGGTGTCCATTGACATCAACTCGTCCTGCTCCGTTACCTCGCTTATCATCTTCCACCCCTTGCGCGTAAATATCTCTGTTTCCTTGTCGAAGCACAACTTCTCGTACATACCCGACAACACCGGAAGGGGAATGTTGAACTGTTGCCGTAGTTTCTTCTCGGTATTCCCCAGTAACAGGTCGATGGACTTGTTTATCTTGCTCATGCGGGGCTTCTTGAACTCCGCGCTTGCCCAGAGTTGTTTCCGTGCTCGTTGGGTCAGTTCGTCCGCTAGCTCTCGTGTTTTGGCTACCATTAAGCATATTATATAATATCGCTTTCTCTTTTCCCCTTTTATCATGGCACTTCTCGCAAATGTTCCCACCGCCGTTATGGAAAAAGAACAGGGGTTTGGAGTTCTTGCAATACTTGCACCTTCGCATCTCCCCGTACATCCACATTCCCGTATTCCGTGGCATACCGCAATGAGTGCAAAGAGCCGTGTCAATGTTAAAGTTTCTCATCGCTTGGCTGGACGAGTTCTCAACATTGAACTGCTCGGTGCAATATTGGCAGATGAGGGTTATCTTCTTCATGCTAAAAAGATATCGTATTATCTTTGAACTCTCCTGCGTCCATATCAGCCATTATCCCAGTCGATTCAAACGCTGATGACACTTCGTAGGGCTTTTGAACGTATTCTTTTTCATTTTGACTGCCGATTTTCTTGATGGATACAAAGGCATATCTGATAGCATCCATTGTATGGCTAAACTCATGCTCTGGCTCATTAAGCTCGTGTCCATCCTTGTCGATGACCCATAGATAGTTTCGATATTCCCTGATGATGTTCAAACTAGCCTTCGTTACGCTTATCCTTTGCTGTTGCACCAGTCCTATTGACCACTTAATGAACGTATCCGATTTTGTTTCTCCGCGCTTCTTTTCAACGCCGATGATATTGACTCCATAGCCTCGTATCTCGTCGATGCTCTTCGGCTCGGCACTATCCGCAACCACCAACGCTTTCCGTTCGCAGTTCTGCAAGGTATCAGAGATAGCTTTGTTACTCATTCCCGTGAAGCAGGCTACTTCATCCAAGATGTATCCTCCGTTGTGGTAATACACCGCCACGATTGCGCTAGGGTCGTTCGTGTAGCCGAAATCTAGCCCGTAACGCTCCAATCGGGCTTCGTGGGGTACTTCATCCACAATAGCCCAATCGCTGTAGATTCTGCCTTGCTGTGAGCCTAATTGACCTAATCCGTATACATCCCAGAAGTTCTTGTTATCTTTTCTCGATTCAATCTCTTGGACGATAGCCGGGCTAAGTCCTTCGTTGTCTTTATACGTTAAAATAATGAAATCGTTATCTGT